TGTGGTTCTCGGCATTTTATCCAAGAGATTTTATCGCCTAGTAGTGTCTGTATCCTTACCGTTTTATTATTAATGTAGTTCTGTTTTATTTTAAATCCTAATGGAGTCGTCCAGGTAATCGGCTTATCTTCCTTACCTAAGATCCTGACTGTCTGTTGTAACCACTTCATGACCTCTGTCGGACGCTTCATGCAATCGTTCATCGCCTGCCATACTAACTTATTTAAATATCCGATTGCTTCCGTTGCTTCATATCCGAAAGGGTCGAGTGAGTTAGCCATGCATTTATCGCGATACCAATCGCTGATCAATTCACGACAGGAATATTGTGTCCCGCCATAAGGCTTAACCATTACAGGTTGCTTGGTTGTCTTACGATCAATACCAAACTTGAGCCACGCCGCCGCAACATGATTACCTTTCTCCATATGCATCTTCAACAACTCATTCACACGGTCACTTACATATGTGTAGAGATCGGCGGGCTGTTCAGTTGCGACGACGTTTGTGGCTCGTCCTCCTATTTCATCACGACCGAGCAAGCTGAGTATTTGAATACCGTTATTAGACGCGTCCATAGCACAAGGAAGTTTAGTTTCAAAGCCATAACCTTGCTCCAAGTAACGCGCCCATTCACGACAGAACGCTAAGAATTGCCACGGTTCTTCCGCAGCTTCCCACCAATCATTTACTTTCGGGTCCTGGTGTACCTCTTCGATTTCTTTGCGCCTGCTATTCACCCACTCAACTCGCTCGTCGAATGTCAGTTTGTTGTGTCCAAAACAGTTTGCTCCGTGAATCGCTAACCATCTAGCATCAGCGTCGTTGTTAATCGTTTGCGATGTAGCAAAACGTAACAAGCCCTTTGATAGGTCGGTCCCTTGCGGAGATAGAAAATAAGGAATAGGGTACATACGCCCCCTGAAATCTAAATGATGTGGAAAGTATATCGTTTTATCTTCGAATCTTTCCGCCGTCCATAGCGTCTTCATGATCATCAAACGCTTGGATCTCATCGCAATGTTCAAACGATGAATACTTCCACACTTACGACTAAACTCTTTGGCGCCGTCTTCATCGTCGTCATACTCGGGCTTCCAAACCGGTAACTCGTAGTCTTCACGACGGATCATCTCTCCGATCTCTTTGTTGTTTTGCCAAGCCCATTTAGCGATACCTAGAATGTCTTCGTTTACCTCCCATTTAGTCGCTTGTAAATGATTGACTCCATCGACTACAGGTTTCATCGCTTCGAAGTCCAGCGAGTTCATGTACTTATAGTCGTGACATTTAATAAAAGATAACGGCGGAACTCCCTCTATATCCTTATAACCGCCAACCCAAATAGACGACCATTGTTCCGGGAGTTCCACCGTTGGTAACCACAAAGGTTTTAAAATTTCCTGGTCCTTATTATACTCCTGCATCCACTCGAATAATTCGTCGGTAGCTGTAACATGAAATACACTTTGCTTACGTATTCCTATCAGTTTAAATGCGATAAGGTGCGTCGTGGCTCGTATCAATTCCAATAACCATGTACCCATCATTGTCTTCTCACGACGGGTCCACTGTCTCCAAGCTTCGATATGGCCCTTCTTTGCTTCGCCCCTTTCATGTGCCAAGAATGCTTCGCGTTGTCTGCGATATGAGGCGTTCTTATTCTTTTCCACATCCTTTTGTGCGTAGTAAAAGACTTTAGGATACTCCTCCTTCAATCGTTCATAACGGATCTCGTCTTCGATAGCAGTGGCAATACGAATAGATGCCGATGTCAAGGGACGACGCTCACTGATACCATCAAGGACGCTTTTAAACGCCAACAAGCACAGCTTTTTTGTATCCATGTCCCATACCAAAGGCATCCAAACAGGTACAGCATGAGGATGTTTACGATGGTAATCAAAACGCTTTTGTACGGAATCAATAAACATCGGTAAATAATTACGCAACAATCGTTGACCATACGGAGAATCCGCTTCTTGACTGCGTTCCTTGGCTGTCTGTACTCGACGACGGTAACGGGCAATGCCGTGAGATACCATCTCCTTGTTTAATTCGCTTTGATTCATTCGTTAGCTTGATAAAATCCGATTACATACGGTTTGTCAATGCCTTTCCAAAACATCTCGTGCATCTGCTAAATTCTTCGGTGCTATCTTGGCGTATCTCATCGTCGTTTGTATCGAGCTGTGACCGAGCCACTCCTGTACTACACGGATGTCTACTCCCCGTTGTACCAGCCTAGATGCACAAGTGTGTCTTAAACAATGCGGTATAAACTCTTTATCGTCGTCCATCCCAAGCTCGGTCTTCATCTGTTTCCAAGCGCGATTTAAAGTGTGTTGCTTGAGGTCAAATAATAAAGCGTCGTCCGTCGTTTTATAGCGACACAATATTTCGTACACACGATTAGTAACCGGGATGGATCTTGATTTACCGTTCTTTGTCTCCCACAAATGGATCATGCGTTGGAAGTTTACCCCGCTTATATCGACATCCCTGCCCCGCAACTTGAACAGCTCACCCGTCCTCATCCCGGTATCAATAAGTACCTTGCAGAAGTCAGCTATAATAGGCTTACCCATCGCATGAAACTTCCCGATCATACGATACTCCTCCTCCTCGCTCAACCAACGCATACGACCCTGCGGTTCCTTCTTCCGTTCAATCACGGGCATACGCTCGATATAACCGCGTCTGTAAGCGAAGCGTAACATCTTTGACAACGCCGCTAACCGCTTGTTAATCGTACCTGCCGCCTTGTTATCGTCTTCTAAACCCAGCACCAGGTCGTCGATCCTTCGTTCGTTTACTTCGCGGATCTCAACGTCGTTCCCAAGACGCTTACATACATCCTCCGCATTGTTCAGTAATCCCATTCCATCCTTACACCCGCGCCAGTGTCTCTTGTAGACTTCGTCAGCTAATTTTATTACTTTCATTATTCGTTTTTGTTTTTCTTTTGTTGTGGTTGTGGAAATAAAGCTGCGTCTTTAAACGCTTTCTTGGTTTGTTTGTGCGGATGACTATTATCTCTCCGTTTTCATCACGCAAGTTATTTCCTTTCTCATCTTTTGGAAACTCTTTTACTTGGGTATTGTTCCAAAAGTTATCAAAGCCTTTGACGACATCTTCATACGCAGGAAAGTCGCTGGCAAAGTACAGCCAATCACCCTGCCCATACTCCGATCCATACGCCATCAGGTCGCCACTAGAAAAGGATAAGTCTTCCTCTTCTTTCATATCAGGACTTTCTTATCGACAGTCTTTACGCCCATCTCTGAGATATGTCCGTCGTTTTCAGGAATGAAGCCTTTACGCTCTACCTCCCATACTTCTCCGCCCATATCCCGTACCATCTTGGCCTCGTTCTCAAAGCGTAAGTCATCGATGATCACAGGACTGTATTCACCAAAGAAACTCTTTGTTAACATACGACGAACTGAGTTTACCCATATGTCCTGGTCGATGGTCTCGCGTCCCCATTCCGTTCCCAATGTCTGCATCAGGAAGCGTCCTGTCACCCCAAGGTGCGGCACTACCGCGTTCTTCTTTGTCCCATAGATATACTCCTGACCTGCTATCGCAGTAAGCATCTGCTTAATCGGCGTTGCAAAAGATATTACTATGCCGTTCTCTCCCGCTATAAACTTCGCATAGGTCGATTTACCTACGCCTTTCGGGCCCGTTAAAGCTATTAGTTTACTCATCGTTTTCGTTTTCTTCGTCGTCGTTGTTGTTGTCGTCGTCGAAGCACCCGTCGTGTTCGCGGAGGTAGCGTCGTTGATCAAATGTCTGACATCCCTCGCACCAAAACAACCCGTTGTCAAATGGATTAGGATTTGTCGTCGTCATCATAATTGTGATCGTTACAAAATGGACAAGGGCTGCCGTCTTGAGGGCAACTATACCCTTCGTCGCTTGGACAGGTGTCCCATATTGCGGTTTTAGTCGTCGTGCAAGACGCGACTGCGAATAGCGTTAATAATAATAATAATAGTTTTTTCATGGTTGTGTGTTGTGTA